GAACTTGCCCGGTGACGGGTTCTACGTAAGAACGATAACTCGTACCATAGCCAGTAAATCTGGGATCGTAAATGTCAGAGATATGTGTTTGCTTGTCATAAGGTTGTAGCTGCGTTGATTTTTCGTGAGGTATTTCCATTACATTGGGATCGTGACCAATAAATGTCACACCATTGCAATCTTTCTCGCATGTAACCGGTTCAAATTGCTGGGTAAAGGAAATTCCTATATTAGAACTAATAGGCTCGACTATTTGATTTCTCGTGTAAACACCCGGCTGTAGCGTAGAAGTATACGTTTGCTTGTTATATTCTTTGAAAACATGATCTTTAGCGCACTCTCCAAAAGCAACATTGCTAGGTAAGTTATCATCCAATATTTGTTCGGGAAAATAACCATCACTCCTCAAAACATCACCAGAAAACTCATAAGGACTGATCTCTACTTTTTCAATGGGAGTTTTCTTCTTCCCACATTCTCCATAAGCCTTGTAAGGATAATCATATGTTTGTTGAAAGTATCCGACTTTTTTCTCAACGCTAGTTTGTTCTTCAGGTTTACTAAGTTCTTCATAATTCTCCACAATATCTCTCGCAGGTGGATAAGTCGACTCGACTAAACTCGTATTTACATCTTTACCGTTATAATCAAAGGTTTCACAACAAGACTCCTGGCCTATTGAATCCGTGCAAGTAAATGCTTCTCCAGAAACTAAATATCCAGATCTTGATAAATCTTGATTAGTAGCCGAGTTTATTCCTGGTCGCACAACAAGACTGTTCTCTTTCCAAGTTTCCGCAAGTGGAGGATCGACCATTATAGGTGGTATCATAGTTCGCTCGGCCGGTTTTCCAACTAGTGCTTGGTTAGCGGAATAGAAACTCGGACCAAAATTTTGCACTCTGGGCGGTGGAAATCTTCCGGGATTGTCGATATTTTTACTGCATTTCTTTTCTCTTCTACCACAATGAGGTCTATAAAATTCAACGGTTGGTTTGTACAAATTTTCACTTTTTACAGATGTTTGTGTATTTGTGCATATTTGAAAATGCTCTTTACAGTTCATATTTCTTAGAGAATAGAAAAGAATTATAATAAAAACTATTCCAACTCCGAAGAAAATCAGACTTTTGAGACCGCAACAAGGGATTAATAATATCGTGATTAATACTACTAATCGTGTTAACGCATTAAGTTGTCTTTCTAAACTCATACTTGTTAGAGGAATAGGATCTAGTTCGCAAAATAATTCTACGAATCGCTCTAGCCAAAATTTATTTTCGCACGTTAGCATTTATTTTAGGATATAAAATGATTTTTAAACTAAAATAACTACATAGAAAATGCCGCGGACTGCAAAATTAACTTTCATTCTTAAAGTAAACCCGGAAGTAGTTAATACAAAATATGGTTTCGATGTAATTTCTAACTTGGATAATGAAGATACTACCATCAACCTTAAAACTGCTATATCTGATTTACCATCAACTCGTGATCAAGACAGCTGCTCTTTTTCGTATTTGGATGAATCGAAAAACAAACATATATGCCTATTGACGATGAAGGACTTGATAACCGGAACTCAGTTACCAGAAATGACGGATATAAATTGTTTCTGGTGTCGTCACGCTTTTAAAACTACTCCTGTGGGATGCCCAATAAGTTTTATACCAAATAAAGTGACTAAGTTATATTACTCAGAGATCACGAAAGACAAATATAAAATTACGGATAATGTAACATTCAAACGAAAGAAAAAGATTAAAAATTTGATGGAAAATCATAAATCTAAGTTTGATATACTCGACAATCATGAATCTTTTTTTATCGTCGATGGTTTATTTTGCTCATTTAATTGCTGCATGGCTTATATCAAGGATAGGGCACATGAAGAATTTTATAAAAAATCGGAGGCACTGTTGTACGCAATGTATAATAAGACATTCGGGGATTTGAATCACAACATAGCACCTGCTCCTGACTGGCGCTTGTTAAGTTCTTACGGGGGACCTTTGAGTATTGATGAATTTAGAAAAAGCTTTTCTAACATCAAATTCTCAGATATTAATGATTATATAGTACACACTCCAGCCTGTAGAATGATAGGAAAACTGTACGAAAAGAAACATAAATTTTAAACGTATTAAAAGATCTTGCATATTTAAAAAAACATGCAAGCAATTATTGACGAAATGCCAGAACGCTATTTACCAGACGGTACAAAAGTAGATCCCAGAAATTTTTTATTTCCTTCCAGAGCAACTAATGTTGAAAGTTTGTCTTTATGGAACGACCCACGATGGGCTAGGGTTAAGCAAAATTTAACTAAAGAACAAATAGAACAATACAGAACTATTGGAGAACAAATGAATGGATCAATTGACTTCACTAATGGTAAATCTAATAAAATTCCTATCCCTGAACCGGCGCGAGATTGTATCGCCTATATAATGGTAGGTTTAAGGTCGGGTTTAGAAATAGAGGACTTGGATGACGATGAAATACAAGCAATGGACACATTTGTGGGTGAGGATTGGAAGGAGAGATGGTCTTCGGGAACGTTATTTGCGGAGAAAAATAATCCCGACGAAGGCAGCCAAAAAAATTACGACGCTGCTAACGTAAAAGACAAGGAATAAGCCACCATCACTTGAAGGCTGTGATACAACTGTTGTTTCAGAGGTTGTCAAAGAATGAATATTACTCCCCTGGGGAATAATACTCGCCGTGCATTGATTTATAGTTTCTTTAGATTCTGTGGATACATAGCAAAAATTATCTTCTTTGGTAAAACCGGAGCAATCACAATCTATAAGAAAAATAGGAGATATGATATTATAGGGGCTAGAGTATTTAGATACCCAATTGCCTTTCTCTTCGCTATTTTCAGACAAAAATAATACGGAACCCTGTGAAGAATTTCTCCAAAACGAGTATATAGGGGTTGTGTTTTTTAAGGGCTTTCTGTAGGCGGCAAACAAAATCCCACTGGGGTTTTTTGCTAAGTCTGTCTCCGCTATAATCCCAGGTACGTCAAAAGGATCTGTTAATTCTTTTATACTTGTCAAATATCTTAAATTTCCTTGCTGCTTCACGTTTGTATAATATAATCGAACTTCGGGAGCTAATGGTAATGCAGCCGGTGATATAGCATAATATACCTTGTTCAGTTTTAGAGATAATAATTCATCGGGGAAGCCCCATTTGCCATCTATTTCCACGGGGTAATATAGATTGCATAGATGATTTATTCGATCAGTGTACAATCCTATGGGGATTAGTAAATCTTTCTTTGGATTAAATTCAACTGATTTCATTTATTAAATTCATGATTTTTAAAACATGAATTTAAACTTCGAGCGTTTCATTTTCTTCCCTGTTTTTGTAATAATATGCTATTTTAAGAATAATCTTACCAACAATATCTTGTAATTTTAAATATAACGAGGAGTTTCCTCCTAATAAAGCTAAAAACTCAAATGGAGACGTATTTATACCTTTTACATATAGATAATCGGCAAAAATGGCTAACAAGACTGACAAAAAGAATATCATTATCATTTCATATACCGTTCTATATCTTGTGTCATTTTCCATTACCAGATCCTCAATAAATATAGGTTTAGAGTGTAATCTTGTGCTCAGATATGGAAAATTGATCAGTAAAAATAGAGACCCTGTAAAATACATACTTGCAATCCCCACCACATTTTGTAGCTGTTGTAAAAATATTGGAACTATAAACATCGCGGCACTCGGCAAAAGCAACAACCTCTTACACTTGATTCTCATTTAATAAGAGCTCTCTGTGTTTAAGGCAGTTGTTTGCTGTGTTATGGTTTTAGCGGAATTAATCCATTCTTCTATGGGAGCTAAATCAGCTCCCATAAATTCCTCAGAGCTCTGAAAATTGAGGAAAGTTATAAACATAGGCACGCCCGAGCATCTAAATAGTTCCGACCAAGTCGAATCTCCACAATTTTGATCTATATCAACACTTAAAAATACAACATCAGGATGTCTTTTAGACATTGCGGCATAATGAGGTGCACATGCAACACATGGTCTACACCATTCTGCTCCCAATTTTAAAACGACTATTCTATTACTTTTGATGATTTTTTGTAATTGTGACTTGTGTTCTGGCACAAAAACGCTGCTTTCTTGACTAGACATTTTTAATGCAAATTGAGTTTTTAAACTTATTTCTAAAAAGGTGGAATGGAAAAGCGTATTTTAACTGAGTTCGAAATCAAAAGTATACTAAACAGAGTGGTATTTAAGTCGTCCACACCCAGTGTGTCAAAAAATGTGACAGGCATTTTACGTAATAAAATACGTAAACAACTAGAAGGAGTTGAAGTGTATCCCATGCTTGTACCGAAAATAATACTGGCAATTAAAAAACAACTAGCAAAAACACTTGTACCAGCCGGAGATGCGGTAGGTGTTATTACAGCGCAAAGCGTTGGTGAGAGGCAAACGCAAATGACTTTGAACACTTTTCACAGAGCCGGTCTAATTTCTACAACAGTTGTAACTGGTGTACCACGATTTTCTGAATTACTAAATGCAACTAAAAATCCAAAATCATGCTCCGCGACAATAAGATTCAAACCGCCTTGTAAAACAATAGCCGACGCTAGAAAACTGGGTTCGAAAATAGTTCTTACTCTCGTTGTTGATATAATTGATAAATATAAAGTAGAACCATTTTCAGAGGAACCTTGGTACAAAGTCTTTTGCAGTGCCAAGGATATTCAATTAGACAGCAATTTTCGAATAAGATGCTTCTTAAAAAAAGAGACGTTGTTTACCAGGAAAATTAATCCAATGACAATATGTCAAGCTATCGAAGAAGAATATGAAGACTTGACTTGTATTGTGTCTCCTTTGTCCGTCGGAATTTTAGATATATTTTTCAATCCTCCGAGTGAGGATCTCGCAAAAGTTACGATATTTTGTCAAAAAACCATGATCCCCCAACTAAAGCAAACGCCTATACGCGGTGTTCCCGGTATAACAGAAATATTTTATCAAGACGACGATGATGGTAATTGGTTTGCAGCTACAACAGGTTCAAATTTTAAAATGCTCGCCAATTTACCATTTATTGAATTTGAAAATCTCCTATCCAATGATATGTGGGAAATATATCATAATTTGGGAGTAGAGGCGGCGAGAGAATTTCTAATTGAAGAGTTTACCAATGTAGTTTCTTCTGACGGAACATACATAAATGCGAGACATATAATGTTGATAGCGGATATCATGACACAACTTGGTAGTATCGTTTCAGTATCTAGATATGGTATGAAACGAGAAATAACAGGACCAATTGCTAAAGCATCTTTTGAAGAGTCATTGTGTAATTTTATGAATGCCGGTGCATTTGGAGAAGTTGAATCGACAAAGGGTTGCAGTGCTTCGGTCATGATTGGAAAAACTTGTAAGTTGGGAGCTGGATTATGCGACATTGTATTAGAAAATCCTAGTATATAAATAAAGGATGTCAGATACACAATCTCAAATAATTTTTAGAAATTTATTCGGTCGAGGATTAAAACTTGGAGAAACGAACACAGCAAGCAAGCACTTTGTATCATTTTTTCTACAGGTACACCGAGATATAAACTATCCGAAGCTTTTGGATATTCTTAATGACATTCCAACACAACAAATAAAACATTTACCATACATGATTTTCTTTATTAGAAGTCCCAGAGGTGGTCGAGGAGAGAGAATGTTGGGTAGATTTTGTTATCAATGGTTGTTAATTATGTATCCTGAAATAATGATTCAAAATCTTGCGAATGTTCCAGAGTATGGAAGATGGGACGATATATTTTTTTTATTTCCAGGAGCTTTGAAGTTAATAAACACTGAGTTTGTACAAAAAAATTATTATGCAAAGATTGACAACGACAAACTAAAAAAGGTGATTAAGGCTCAGAAGACAGTGGTAAACTTTGTCGCGACAAAGTTTTTAGAATTTTTTAACATGTTCACTGAAGGGAAAACTGGTTTTGAAAGATTTGCGAAATGGCTTCCTAATGAAAATAGCTCGCTTAACAAAAAATTTCGAATTGTGGAGACGCTCTGCGATGAACTAAAAATTTCATTAAAAGATTATAGAGTCATTTATTCTGTCCCGATGAGGCAAAGTGCACCAATTTTAGAAACGCAAATATGTAAAAACGAATGGGATCAAGTAAACTATAAAAAACTTGGTTCGCTATCAGCGAAAAAATACGCCAAAGCTTTCTCCAGACACAGCTCTTCTAGTAGACGATATCAAAAATGGATCAACAAAAGACCCAAAATGTATTATAAGTTTCTCGAGTATATTATCAATGTATACTTGGATAAAATATTGGAAACAGATAAGAGGAGAGAAGATCCTTCTCTCGAAGCTGAGTGGCAAACAACTCTGAAATTTTTACTTAGCAACACGCGTTCTGAAAGTGTAATATTAACAGATAATCACGGTGGTATGTATAGCTCATGTAAATGTATAACAAAGAAAAGAAACTATCGTGCTATTTCGTATGCGATAGCTTTGGTGATTATCTCCGCGTGTAGACGCTCATGTGTTAAGCATCAAATTCCGATATTAAAGAACGATGGTGATTTTTACATGTACAAATTAACGACAAGTCTGTTTGATGCAATTTCCAAATTAAGACTAGCCTTTACAAGCAAACCAACTGTTAGTAAATTGGTTGAATTTATGGATAGCAATGATATTGTTGATCTTGTCTATATAACAAGTGAAAAAATAGAACCGCAGAAAATTAGATTAAAAAACAAAAATTTAACTATCTGGTATATAAATTCTCAGGAAATTAAATATTCAAATAAAGGGGGTGTCAAATTTCTGGATGGGTTTAACAATGAAATATATAGGTATTTTTTAATACATGGTAAGTTTAATCCAGAAAAAAGTATCGGTGCAATTTTGAATAGTGCTTACAGCAAATGAAGGTTCTAAAAAAGCACAAAGAAATCATGAAATATTGTATATAATAAATCGTTTCATGATTTTGTTTTAGTACACACAGCAAATTTAAGGTACGTACTATGAAAACTGCCCAGCGCAACTTTTTTCCATACAATACACGAATGACAACTGCAAATATTTATCGTCATTCAGATTAACAATGGTTTGACCAGTAGACAGAAAAGAATACGAAATAAAAAATGATATTATCTGGCTTACGACTTTAATTACGAACAATTAAAGTCATGGGAATTAAACATTTTTGGATATGGTTCAAACAGAATTTTGACGAAGATATTAATACTATTAATTTGTCTTCTAACTCGGCCGGAATATCAGTGGATACATTGGCTATTGATATGAATGGAATATATCACGTGTGCGCGCAAAAAGTATATAAATATGGGAATTACGCACCAAGATTTAAGAAATTACTTCACAAAAATTCAAGAGCTAAACAACGTGTATTGTTCAAAGCAATTGCAGAGCAAATTAATTTTTATAAAAGATTCGTAAATCCCAAGAAAAAACTATTATTGTGTGTTGACGGAGTTGCTGGAAAAGCCAAAATGGCTCAACAACGTCAAAGGCGGTTTAGAACAGCTAAAGACTCGACATCAAATATGGGATTTGATCCAAATTGTATAACACCAGGCACGGAATTTATGGATTATTTGTCTAAATATCTTGATTGGTACATTCGCGGTCAAATTAGTGCAGATCCAGAGTGGAAGAACCTCGAGATTATTTTCTCTAATGAAAAAGTTCCGGGTGAGGGTGAGCATAAAATCGTACATTATCTTCGCGAACACAAAAAAATAGGTGAGAGTTGTTGTATCCATGGCATGGACGCTGATTTGATTATGTTGGGTCTAGCTTCCCCGTGCGACGATATCTATATCCTACGAGATGATTCGTTTAATTACAGAATTACGCACGTGGTAAACTTGGGAGAAATCAGGAAAAAGCTAGGAAAAAGACTCTCGGAGAGTAGCAATCTTCAAAGTCTCAAAGCAAGAAAACATATCAAAGATTTTCTATTAATGTGTTATTCAGTTGGTAATGATTTTCTTCCTCACTCGCCTGGTATAGAAATTCTCTCAGGTGGTATCGATTCTATGATCGCTACGTACAAAGACATTGAAGAGGAGGAAGGACCTTTTACTAGAAACTATAAGGGACGGTTGAGGCTTAGAAAGAAAAGTTTTATAACTTTTTTGAAAGACTTTGCTGAAATGGAGCAAGACCTATTAGACATAAAAGCAAATAAAGGGGATACTTTTCCGGATCCAGTACTCGACGCTTCTACAACAGTTGATGAAAATGGTATATCACATGTTAATTTGGAAACTTATAAGACATTGTATTATGAATCTAAATTCAAATGTTCGGAAACCGGAGTGACTGTAAAACAAATTTGCCACGAATACATTAAGGGTCTGTCCTGGGTGCTAGATTATTACACTTCTGGGATTCCAACTTGGACATGGTGTTTTCCTTGGTATTACGCGCCTTTTTTATCTGATGTGGCTATTGAATTGGAAAATTTCGTGGCTAAGAATTATATACCTGACAATCCGTTGTTGCCTTTTCAGCAACTTATGACGGTACTACCAGAAAAAAGTTCAAACTTGTTACCAACGCCAATATCAAAATTGATGTCAGCAGAATCTGAAACTCTTGGAGAATTTTTCCCAGAAGACTTTAAAATAGATTTGGCTGGTAAGAAAAGAGAGTGGGAGGGAATTGCTTTGTTACCACAGGTGGATACCGAAAAATTTTTATCAGAATTAGACTCGGTTTTACCGGAAATAGATTCTAGAATTTTAAAAAGAAACACCGTGGGTAAAACTTTCAGATATAAGTATAGTAGTAAAAAACTTTGGACATTCAAATCCTACTACGGTGACATAATTGAAAATTTTTGTAGAAGGGAATTTTTGAATTAAAAGTTTTAGGATATAATAAAATGATTCAGTATCCAAAACAAGAACATGTTACATTACCATCTGTTGAGTCATGGGGAACAAATATGAATATTTTGAGAGATCCTCCCAAGGCTTTGTTTACAAGAAGGGTGGATAAAGTTTCGGCTACACAGGAAATAACGAGAATGATAGGAGAAGACAGTGGTGACAGAATATGTGAGATGATTAAAGTGTATCCTCGTGGGATAAATCCTCACGTTGCAGTGTCCTATTCTAATTACGGAACTAACGGTGGGCAAAATAGACAAACTAGTGGATTGTCTGCGAGAGGTAACAAAGTTTGCTGCGATGGTAGATCGGTTATAGGAGGTCAAGCTAAATTACCATATCAAATACTCAATTACGGTTCGTTTAGACCACCCGTATTTAGACAAGAAGATTTACTTCCGTTATCGAGGCTTCCACGAACAAACACCAAGGCGTGGACACAAAAGGGATTTATTGATTTCGCTAAAGCAAGAAGGTGTCCTCCTAAAAAGATGAGGCAAGTACTGGAAGAACCAGTTAGAACTTCTGTCAGACCTACAGCTACGGTAACTATAGGTCAAAGTTTATCCAAACATGTCGTAGAGCCCTTTCAGATTAGACAAGTTATTGATAATCCTGTTAGAACGACAGCTTCTAGTGGGACTGGTACTCGCGATTTTACACAAAAGAAAAACTCCGATGTAAACGGTAGAGTGCAGGATAAACTTATGGGCAATGTCGTTACCAATATTAACGCGCCTCGTGGCACTGGATTGATGCAAGATATAAATCCTAGTGACTTTGTGGCAGATGTTACTTACTCCAACGTTATACCAAACAAAATAGCAAGAAAAACGTTACAAGCCGAACATCCAAACGGAGAATTACCTCTCAAGGATACTATTAATTTTCCAGCTAGTTCGGGATACTCACGTCCCAACTCCGAACCTCTTAAGACAAATACACCGTATGAGCTTAAAAAGCTAATCCCCGATCACCAATTTACCGCTCCTAAAGCTAGAAATATCCATGTGAGAAAGCAGCCGGAAAACGAATATGTATTTGAAAGAACGCTTCCGCTTACTAGTGTCGGAACAAGTAAAGGTCTGAATTATGGGAGAGATTGTTTTGGAGTAAGTTCCAGAGATCAAAAGTTAAAACGCAAAATTAGGCCAGAGGGGGGTTTTGAGGGTAAAGCTACTGTTCCGAAATATAATCAAAAAAGTAATAATGTACAATTTTCTAAAAACGCGAATAAAATGAGCATTTTGCATAGTGTTAACAGGAACCAGGGGGTCAGAGTGTATTAAAAATTGAATCAAATATGATTTAATTGTTATATGTATATAAGAAATGGCTAATTATCCCGTAGTCTCACAACCCGAAAATTTCGAAAGGGTGTTATTTGACCATCAAAAAACTTCAATATATGAAATGGAATTACTCGAAAAAGACAAAACACGAAATTTTGAAACAAGTAGAGGAAATTATATTATATCAACCAGAATAGGAATACAAAGCGATCCTACAGGATTTGGTAAAACATCCAGTATGGTTGGGTTAGTAGTTAGAAATAAAATGCCATGGAATTGTGATGAACCATGGCAAAATCAAGAAACATATATTTCCAATTCAGCATTGACTGTTAATCGCATAAGTTCTCATGAGAAAATCGACACCACTCTAGTACTGGCCAGTCAATCTTTGGTATCTCAATGGAGAGATGAATTCGCCTTAACTTCATTAAATACTGATGTAGTACGAACTAGGAAAAAAGCAAATAATATTATTGTATCAGATTTTGATGTAATTATTTGCACACCGACTATGTATAACCTTTTGATAAAAAGGTTTCCTTACAAGGTTTGGAAGAGGTTAATTTACGACGAACCAGGTACAACAATTATACCAAGCATGACTCCAATTCTCACAGGATTTACATGGTTTGTAACAGCCACACCTGAGGTGTTAAGATGGCGGTATAACACTAGAAGAATGCATTATATTTCACGAATGGGACTACAATATGTAGAAAACACGTTCTATAAAGCTATACAAATTAGAAATCCTATTGAGTACGTACGAAGTTCTTATGAAATGCCACCCGTTATAAATAAATTTTACGATTGTTTCCAACCATTGTCGGGTGCCATAAGAGGGTTTGTATCTGATAGGATTCAAACAATGATTGACGCTGGCAATGTCAGAGGTGCGATTCAACAACTAGGTGGTTGTGAATCTAATGACTTGCTACAAACAGTGCGAAAACGTTATGAAGAAGATTTGGAAAGAGCAAATGACTCGATCATACTTCACACGCGAAGAAACAACACAGATCTTATTGCAACTTGGACACAAAAAAAGGAAGCTATACAAAAA